CCATTTTTATTGTTTCCAGACCCATAGGGTTTCTGGGTGACCCTAAATAGGACCACCCTCATCAGTGGATTTATGACCAAATATCATCTCTTACTTGATACTCATTTTTACTCACAGCCATCAATATAAAGGCTAAATCACCTCTTGTTTTAAATTGATGTTCTAAAGTATAAATTACGTCAATGTCTTTTTGACACGGAAGGTATTCCATTACTAATTCAGCCATCTCTTTCATAGAAAGATTTGCAGTAGACTTAGAATGACAATCTTTACATAAATCTTCATTTATATCAGTGGATTTATGATTAGAATGCTTTCTAAATAATCTTAATTCTAATTCAGAAACACTTTTACCACAATCAGAGCAACTGCATTGTCTCACACTTTCATAAGTAATACCCAGACCATCCCATTCGTCATCACCATCAACAAAACCCTCTTTAAGAATTTCAAGGTCTCCGTGATACTGCCTTTGCTCCCAGTTAAGCATCCTTGCCTCTTCATTTACTTTTTCAATATATGTTTTCATTTTAATCTCCAATTTGTTAATTTTAACTTCCACTAATATTAATACACTTAAAGTAATAGATGCAACAATTATTTTATTATTTTATTTTTTTAAATATTTAATTATTGATTCAGTGTAAGCAAAATAGATCGATTTGCCTTCTATAAATTAATGGAATATTTTAATGGTTTTATTTTTAATTAAGAAATATTTTAATGCTTTCGTTTTACAATTAAAAGTTTAAAAAAACATTAAAAAGTCTATAAAACGACCTAACATTATATCAAATATATGTATTAATATAAGTACTATGGTAGAAACTATATATTTTATAGGAGGTTTAGTTGTGGGTGTAGTAGTCACTATTATTGGACTTAAAAGTGGTGCTAAAATATATAATAAAGCAGTAACTGATATGACACAGCCACCAGAATTTCAGACCGAGGACAGAACTTCAAATATACCTAACTACGACTACAACAATTATGAAGACCACTATAGAGACCTAGAAGACAATGAAAGAAACTAAACCAAGTTTAAAAAATAGAATAGTAATATGGTTTTTCACTAGAAGTAAAACAATACAAAGTTTAATAGATATAGGAATTTCAGAGGCTTACGATTTAGGATTTGAAAGAGGTGTAAAAGAAGGTTTAAAAATACCACCAACTAAGCACCAATTAAAAAAAATAAAACAGAATAAATATAATCAAAAAGATTTAAAAAATTATGGAAGACAAAGAAAAAATTAATTCTACCGATGTTTTAACTGAAGAGAAGTTAGAAGAGGAAAAAAATACCTCAAATAGCCGTAGTTTGACGGAAATTCCATCAGAAATTGATTCTGGACGAGATCACCGAGGGAGATTTGTAAAAGGCAATAAAATTTCCAAAGGTAGGCCTAAAAAAGAGAACACAATTGTGACTCAATTTAGAGATAATCCTAGGAACTTTGATTTGATTGAAAATATGATTAAAATAGCATCAACATTGGGCCAAAAAGACCAACATAAAGATGCAATGGCTTGTGCTAAATTAGTAGTAGAAAGATTGGTACCAGCATTAAAATCATCAGAATTAAAAGTAGGTTCAAATGACTCTGCTTTTGTGTTTTTACCACCTCAATCTGAACCAGAATCTGAGGAATAAAATTTAATGACTTATTGTCATTATTTGCTTTTTGATAGTGAAATGAGTATGTTTGTCGAGGAGTTTGCTGATAATATACATTATGTCTAATTACTGCTATATTTTAATGTTTTGTCGAGGAGGATTTGATCAATTTTAATGGATAATTTAACTACAGAATCAAAGGCATTATGGTCTCCCCATAAAGGACAACAAACACTGGCTTTAAGTATCAATGAATCAGTGTATGAAATCCTATATGGGGGTGCTTGACTGCTCCCTCTAGAAATAGGGGGAGATTATTGCAAGAGGTGGTGGTAAAACAGATGCTGGTATAGTATGGCTTTTAAAGGGTGTTAATGACCCAAATTACATAGGTTTATGTATTAGAAGGAATTACTCTGATTTAAGGAATTGGCTTGATAGAGCAAAGCAGTTATTTACTACTGCAACTTGCACTGGTAATCCAGCAGTATTTAAGTTTCCATCTGGAGCAAAGATATACACTGGACACCTTAGTCAAGCAGATAGTTATACTCAGTTTCAAGGATGGGAAATACATCGTTTATTGATAGAGGAGTTAGGGCAGATACCATCAGAGGATGCATATTTAAAGTTAATATCGTCTGTGAGGAGTACATCAGATGTTAAGCCTCAGATATTCTTGACTTGTAATCCGGGAGGTTCTGGACATCAATGGATTAAGAAGAGGTTTAAGATTAATGTTAAGAAGAGTAATGTAGCATTCAAGGATGATATAAGTGGTAGGAAGAGGATATATATACCAGCCACTATAGATGATAATCCTACATTAAAGAATCTAGACCCAGATTATGTTAAGTTTCTAGATGCTCTTCCAGAACCAATGAGGAGTGCTTGGAGGAATGGTGATTGGGATGTATTTGCTGGACAATACTTTAAAGAGTTTGACCCTCGTATACATTGTATTAGCGAAGATAAGGCTAAAACGATGGGATATGGAGAGGAACACAACAATAGGTATATTGGTATTGACTGGGGTTATTCAGCACCATTTGGTGCAGTTTGGATAGAAGTAACACCAGATAATAGGGTTTTTTGTTATAGAGAGTTATATGGTAGGGAGAAGCATCCTATGGAGTGGGCAGAACTCATTAATAAGATGACCACTGAAGAAATCACAATGTCGCTTGGTGACCCTTCAATGTGGACTCGTAATCCGATGAGTTGGAATAATCCTTCTACACAAATGTATAGTGATAGGAGTATAGCCAATGCTTTGATAGGAGACATATCTAGACCACTGGTTCCTAATTTACAACCAGCGAACAACGACAGAGTTAATGGTTGGAGGAATATAGCACAATTGATGCATTATTCAAATAAGGTTAAACCTAATTTTTACATTATAAATGGAACTTGTCCAAATCTTACAAGGACTATTCCAGATATGATATGCGATGAAAAGAGACCAGAGGATATAGATACGACTTTAGAAGACCATATATGCGATGCTTTAAGATATGCTTTAACACACATACAAGCACCTAATAAGCCTCGCAAAAAATTAACTAAAGACCAGATAAGGTATCAGCAATTATTGATACCGGGGTCTAAAAAGTATACGATGGAATTTAAATAAACGGAGAAGAAATGACTGACAAAAAGAAAAAGAAACTAAGGAGCATTGCTAAGCCAGATACTACATTTTATGGTAGTAGTTATGTTTTAAAGGATACTTTTAAGGAATATGACAAGCAACTTAAAAAGCCATATATTCCCGGAGACAACAATACTTTTGAAGATGCTCAAAAGATTGCAAAAAGTGGTGGGTACGACACTTTTCTTTGGAGAGGCAAAAGTTATAAGTCTAGTGTAAAGTATAAACCATCTGGTAGTGTTGCTGGAAGAAAGCCTAAGGAAAAATCTTAGTGAGTGTCAAAAGAAAAATAAAAGTTAGGAAATTAGTTAAAAATGGTTTAGAGCCTAGGAAAAAGTTTAAGGCTAGAAAGTCAAATAAAAATAAATGGCTTGAAAATGGAACATCTGATGACTGGGTGCAACAATCTAATGGAGGCGATGGAGGATAGTGAAATTAACAGTTAAAAAAGATAACTCTTTAGCCAAGTCTGTAGGAATAACTTTAAAGAAGTTTGACTCTGGTAGAAATAGATCGCTTAATAATGATTTTGATTCTATTAAGCCTAGAAAAAATTTCGTACAAGTAGACAAATCAATGGCTCCAGTTTTAAGGTCTGTGCCTAAAATAAAGTCTTCTTTAACACTTAAAATTAAAACACAGTCCTCTAAAGAAAAAATAGTTTTAAAACGATATGATACCGATAAAGTCAGATATATGAAAAGAGCAGTGGGCAACAAGGTTTTCACAAATTCAACAACAGCAGTTCCATACGATGTTGGGACTTGGTTGTTTTCAGATGATGTATTTGGGCCTTCTGGTGATACTGGAGATTTAGGAGATTAATATGAGAAAAGATTACCCAAGTGTAGACAAGGGTGAAGTAGTAGACCCAGAAAACTTTGAAATGATTCAAAAGTTAGAGGCTAAATTTAGTGCATCTAAAGAGGCTAAAAAAATTAAAATTCCTAGATGGAGAAGAAACGAAGAACTTTATAGTGGGAAATTTTTAAAACCTTTTAAACTGCCTAAGTATAAATCTCGTGTAGAGCCTAACTTTGTGCATTCTACTGTTGAGACTATTTATTCTATTTTAACAGATAGAAATCCTAAGGTAGACATTATGCCTAAAAGGGAAGACCAGATAGAGAGTGCTAGATTAACACAAGAAGTTCTTGATTCTGAGATGGAGAAAAGAAAAGCATCTCGTTCAGTTGCTGGAATGAAAAGAGATGGCCTTATATATGGTAATGGATTTATTAAATGTGTTATGCATAAAGGAAAAATAGAATTTAAAAACCCAGACCCTTTTACAGTTTTCTTTGATCCTCTAGCAACTAACATAGAAAATGCTACTTGCATAATATTTGCAACTCCTACATATGTCAGCGAAATAAAAAAATTATATAAAAATGGACACTTAGTTGTGTCAGAGGGTGCTATGAATGAGTATAGGTCATTTGTTAAGCACGATGATAAGTATGCAACAGACAAAACTTCTGATTTAGAGTTGGACAGTAAATCTCCAGTTGATGATGGTATTGGAAATGAGACTTATGGAGAAGGACAAGCATTATTAAAAGAGGCTTGGTATTACGAAGAAGGAGAACTTTGTCTTGCTACTTGGTGTGGAAATGTTCTTTTGCAGAAAGAAAAATCTCCATATAAAAATATACCATTGGTAATGTTTCAAAACTATGCCTCTTCTCATACTATTTGGGGAAAGGGTGAGCCAGAAGTTATAGAGTCTTTGGCTGTAAGTACTTCTATTGTTCTTTCTCAAGCATTAGATAATTTAATTTATCACGGAAATCCATCAATTGTTATGAGTAAGTCTATGATGAAAACATATGGAAATAGACCTACAGACAAACCCGGCCAAGTATTTTATACAAATGGTCCACACGAAGGAGTTAATAGGTTACCAGCCGGGAATATTAGTTCTTCTTCATTACCAATGGCTCAAAGTTTAATACAATTATCAGATCAAGTTAGTGGTGTTCACGATATAACTCAAGGAAGAAATCCTAGTGGAGTTACATCTGGTAGAGCAATAAGTCAATTGCAAGAAGCATCTCAGCAAATTATTCGTACAAAAGAAAGAGAAGTTGGACAAGATGCTGTTATTAGCCTTTATAAAAACACATTAGATATGTTAAAAAATAATTATGAACAAGACATTGAAATAAGAAGTGTCTCAGAAGATGGGCAGTATGAATTTTACAAAATACCTCCATATGAGTTAGATGAAGATATGGATTTTAAATATATACCCGGCTCTTCTCTACCAGAATCTCGTGCTAGTAGATTTGATCAAGCATTAGACCTAGTTCAAATGGGATTATTAACTCCAGAACAATTCTGGAGATGGACACAGAAAGACATATCAAAAGAGATTCTTGAAGAAATGCTAGAGCAAAAGAAAGCAATGCAAGAAGAAATGCAGAGAGATCAAGAAACTTTAGAAAATTCAACAGATAAGCAACAGATAATGGATATACTTTTAAAACAGAAAGCAATGAGAGAACAGATGGAAGGTCAAGTTGAGTAAGGTTTTTACAATAACTCAGTGGTGTCGTAAAAATGGCTACGGTGGAGTGACTAAAGAATGTCTGTCTAGTGCTATTTTATCTGAAAATGATAAAATTGTTGATATGGCGAAAAAAAGAAAATTACAAAATCTAATAAAGGATAAATAAAATGGCTGATGAAAAAAAGAAGAAATTGCAAAATATAGCAAAAGGTAAACATTCTTCAAGAATAAATGCAATATCTCATCCTAAAGCAGAGTTTTTAAAATTTGCTGGATTTGATAGGAAAGACCTTTTTAATGAAACTAAGGTTACAGAAAGAGTCCCTCACCCTAAATTTAAGGGAAAATTTTCTGAAAAAGTTCATAACCAGAAAGATAAAGGAATGAACTACAAAAAATGGGAATCTTTAATTAACGAAAATAAAAGTGTAAGTCCTACTAAAAAAGGCTATCACAAAGGGTATATTTTTTTAAATAAAGTTTATAATTTTTCACAACCCGGAAGACCGGTTGAGACTAAACAGCCTTTAAAAGTTTAATTACAATAAACAAGAGCAACACCGAAAGGAGCCTCTAAATGAGTAATAGTAAAGAAGCCTACAATAATGTGGAGTTTTCCAATGAGGAATTATCTTCACTAGAAAGTAGCCAGACCACAGTGTCTGAATCACCAAAGGAAGAAACTCAAAGTTTTGTTCAAGGACAGCCAGAGGCAGTTAGTGAACAAGCAGAAGGAGTAACAAATCCAGAGGGTAGTAACGGTAATGTAGTGTATGAGTTAGAAATGGGTGGACAAACTTACACACTTGACGACATCGCAAATTGGAAAAAAGATGCCGATAATAAGAGTGAGTGGAGTAAATCCAACACAGAAAAAGCACAACAAATTGCCGGAGTGGGAAAGTTCTTAAATAAGTTCAGAGAAGATTCTGATTTACAAGAACATCTTAAAGAATATTTTGATGACGAAAAAGAATTTAATTCTTTTGGATTATCTAATGTTGATGTTCCAGAATCAGACGAACCAGTTGAAATGAATCCACTTGAAGAAAGGTTAGATGCATTAGAAAAGACTGAATATAATCGTGTGATTGATCAGCGAACCGAAAACCTAGACACAGAATTGTCAATGCTTGAGCAACAGTTTCCAGAAATATTGGGTACTAATGAGCAAGTGTTAGACTTTCTTGACTTTTCAGAGAAGAACTCTGCTCGGTATCGCAACAGCAACGGAGATGTTAGTCTTGCTGATATGTTTAAAGAATATTCATTTGAGCATTTACAACAAGAACTGAGCCACTATAAAAAGTTGGGTGAAAATAGAGATAGAAACTCTGGGACAGTAGTAAATCGTTCTGAGATTGGAGCAAAAGAAACAGTTGCTCCTAAGCAGTATAAATCTTGGAAAGATGTTAATGCTAATGATCCAGAGATTAGTAAATACTTTGACGAATAATTAATCGTCAAATAAACTTAACAAGGAGAAAAAATGGCTTTATCAACAAATGTAACAGCCTTAACTCGTGAAAAGTTTATTCCAGTATTAGTCGACAATATCTATAATTCTAACATCCTCTGCTTAAAGTTATTGAAAAATGCTGAAATGCTAGATGGTGGTAAGAAAATAGTAGTACCAGTTGAGTATGCAAATATGGAAAGTGGAAACAGTGGTTGGATTGCTGAAGGTGGAAATACAGTAACTGCTAGTGTAGATACTTACCAATCTGCTACATATGACTGGGCGACTGCATTTGTTGGAGTAAAAATTCCGGGTGCAGAAGAATTAGTAAACAAAGGTTCTTCTCAAGTGATTTCTTTATTGAAATCTAAATTAAAAAGTGCAGAAAAAACTATCAGAGATATGTTTGGAAATGCTATGTTTGACAATGATGGTACTATAGCATCTACTCACATTACTGCATTATCTGGTGGTGGTACAATAGCAAGTGGTGACTATACAGCCTTTGATAATGGAGTTTCTATTATTGAAGACTTAGGGTCAGATACATCGGTGTTTCATTTTCCGGGTAATATAGACGGTGCTATATGTGGTTATCGTAGAACACTAGGTGGAATCAATTCTGATTCTAATACTTGGTGGAATGCAAAAATGGGTTCATTTGAGTTAGCAAGTGGCGATGTTGCAGTAGGTTCAGCAACTGGTTCAATAACTTGGGCAAACCTTGTAGATACTACTAATGGTGTGTCTAACATTGCAAGAGCAATGACAAGAATGTACGGTGCTTGTACAGTAGATAACGATCAACCAGATCTTATTGTTACTACACAAGCAATATATGATGCTTATGAAACATCATTGCAAGCAAACAAAAGATTTGCTGGTGCTGATGACATTGCTAATGCTGGTTTCGGTGGCTTGAGATTCAAAAATGCAACTGTTGTTGTTGATTCTCACGTTCCAGATGGTCAGATGTACTTCCTTAATACGAATTATCTTGATTTCAAGGTGCATAAAGAAAGAAACTTTGCTTTTGAAGATTTCAAAAGATTAGAAGGTTCTGATAATTTGCAATCTAGATTATTCTGGATGGGACAATTAGTTTGTACTAATCCTAGAATGCAAGGTGTATTAGGTGGTGGTCCGAGTGACTATTCTTAAATCGTAAGTAACTCGTAAGTTAATAGGTGGAGGTGAAATTCACTGGAGAAATCCTAGCATCACTCCCTCCACTTATATAAAGGAGATTTGAATGACTGGACAAAATTTAGTTGATAGTTTGGGTAGAAGAGTTGAAGATGAAAATGATGTAAATTTTTCTGTTACTCAAAAATTAGAAGCATTAAATAATGCACAAAAAACATTGTGTGGACTTTTGCACGATTATTATTTATCAGATTTTAAAGTTAAAAAAACATCTATTCCTTTGACTTTAAATTCTACTGGAGAAAGAAGTGTTAGTATGGACACTGCATTTGGAACTCAGTCAAAAGAAGGCTTTACAGCATCTTCAGTTTTTACAACAACTATTACTGGAGTAACAACAAATGCAGTTGATTCTAATCCTACTGTGTTTAATAAGTCATCTCACGGATTAGGCAATGGTAATGTTGTTGAATTTAGTGGTGGAACCCAGATGACTGAATTAAATGGACTAAGAGGAGTTGTGGAAAGTAGTCTTACTGATTCTTTTCAAGTTAAAGGTGTTCTTGGCTCTCCACAAGAAACAACTGGCTTTACTGTTAAAAAAGTTGACACTGATCCAACTCAAACAATTTTTGATAAATCTGGACACGGATTTTTAAATGACCAAGTAGTTAAAATTGAAAATATGACTGAACTTTCTGAGTTAGATGGAATGACTGCTACTGTTGAAAATGTAACAACTGATACATTTCAGTTAAAAGGAGTTTTAGGCTCTGTTGCACAAACAACATCTGGTGGAATTATGACTTTAGTTAGCAGTGGAGAGTTATTAGGAAACAGAATATACAAGGTTTACGATGTTACTAACAAAAGATATTGTACTTATGTAGAAGACCCTAATTTAGATGATATAACCTCGTATGCATATGGTTCTATATGGACTATTATAGATAACGAACTTGTTGTTGTACCAAGCACTTGCACTTCAGTGCATATTTATTATATAAAAGTTCCCACAGATTTAACAGACTCTGCTCTTTCAAATTTAGAAATTAACGAAATGTTTTCAACAACTTTGCTAGACTTGGCTGAGGCTGAAATTTTTTATGCTGATAATCGACTTAATAGAGGCTCTATAGCACATAAAAGAGCAATGGAAATGATACAAGTTTACAATAGTAGATTAGTTATTGAAGGCAAAATAAATGAATAAAGTAATACGAATAAATCTTGATACTGGCTTTGATAGTGAAAGCGATGCTATGCTAGTGGGAGCCAATCTCACAAAATTAGAAAACTTTCATAATTTAAAAAAGGGAACCATAATAGGAAGAAAAGGATATGGTTCTGCTACTGAAATAGGAGGAGGCAGTAACGATAAATTAATTTTAGATTTAGATTATTGGATAAAAGGAACTGATTTTTGGTGGTTTGGATATGACAGAGCATTGGGTCAAATAAATAGAATAACATCAGATTTTTCTACTGCTGTAAGTTTAAATACTATACACACAAAAACAGCATCACAAACTGTAGGAACTGGTAACCCTTTGACTGTCGATGTTTCAAATTGGACTGGGACAGAACCTATAAAGTATTATTTTAAAATAACAACAAATGGAACTCCAGATCAATTTTCAATATCTACAGATGATTCAACCTACACTAATGCTCAGAATGTAAACACATCATTAACAGATGTTACTGGAGCAAATGGTTTAAAGGCTCAATGGTCTTCTAATAGCAGTTCTGCTTTGAATGATAAATGGGAGGTGACATTATATCCTTTACCAAAAAGAATTGAAATGAAAAATTGGGGAAATGCAATAAGGTTTGCTATGGGTGTTTATTTTAATCCATATATTTATCAATATATAGATAGAAAATTTTTTTATAAAGGAACAACTTTTTTATACGAACCTACAGCAGATTATGATTTTGATACTGCATATCCAAGAGAGCCTTCTACTTGGTTGTATCAGCCAGTAAATGCAGACGGATTAAAAGGAGAATTAATTGCTGGTGGTAGCCTTGATCAGCCTAAGGACTATTATTATAAAATAACAGCACTGTTTGATGGTTCTCAAGAAACTCCTATGCCGGATGATAAGTTTGGGCCAATAACAACCGATGGTTCAAATAAATCAGCAAGAATAAAATTAGTACTAGATACAAATGATTTTAACAAAAGAATTACACATATTAATATTTACAGAGCAGACACAACATCAGCAACACCAGATAAAGGAGCATATAGACTTATAAAAACATTACCCTTTACTGGAGAACAGCCTTCTTGGATAAATAGAGTAGATGCATATAAAGGAAGAAAAGTTTATGCATACACATTAGGATGGGACCCTTATGCAAACTTGGGGGAATTGACTGGAATGAAAATTAACAATAATGGTAATGTGTATGGAGGTAATTCTTTTTCTATTCCTACTAAAGATGGAGTGAATGCAAAATTTATATTTATGGATGGCGATTTTAATGATCTAGAAGGTGGTTCTGATGATGATTTTTGGGGAACAGCATCAGAAACAATGTATTATTATAAGGAGCAAAGTAGTATGTTATCACCAGCAGACACTTGCTGTACTGGAAATGGAGTTGCACCTTATAGTCATACACAAAACTCTGCTACATTTACTATTCCTTCTTTCGGCACTGGGAATAATGTTGTAGTGGTTAAGGTTAGTATGTATGGAGCGCAATCCTTTGCTACAAGTAGTTATGACGGTTGTATTGCTGGTCAAATAAAACTAAGAAAAGCAAGTGATGGTGCTACACTCGGAACTGCAACAGTTGGACACGGAACTGCAACTGGTACTGGCTACAATAGTGCCTCTTTTAATGTTAGTAATAGTTATAAATCGTTTAATATAGGAACTTTTACTGGAGATGTTTATATTACATACTCTTACACTCTTAATGATGATTCTATATGTCTCGGAAGTGGTTATAGTGCTACTTATTTAAATAGTGGAGGAACAAATGCAACAATACATTCTGTCCATCTTAGAAAAGAATACACAACAGACGACAATGCTTATTCGGGCCAATCTATTATAGGAGTTCCTAATTTAGGAATAGGAACATCAGAGGCAGTAGGAAAAATTTTAAAAGTAAATGGAGTAGATTATACAGTCACTCACAATGAAGGTGATTTAATAAGAGTTAGTGGTAATGCTGGATGGGATGGTGCTACAAGCACTAGTGGAAACACACTTGGTGGAGCAGAAGTTCAGTGGGAAGACAATACAGATGATGGAACTTTGTCGGCCACACAAAAAAGAGTTGTTTTTACAGATGTAGGAGAAATAGAAGGTGCTACTCACTCTTATTTTGGAACTAACTCTATAAAAACTAGATACAAGTATTCTGCATCAACTGGAAACAGAAGGTTTGTAGGAAATGTTATTATAGAAGATCAAAACGGAACAACTGAAACATATGACGATATGGTTATTTATTCAGAATTAAATCAGCCAGATGTTTTGCCTATATCTAATTTTATAAAATTAAACGACCAGCAAGGTGGTGCTATATTTGGAATACATTCTTTATTTTCAGATATAGTGGTTTTTGCAGAAAGAGGTATTTTTAGAATTTCAGTACCAACTACAGACCCTACTTCTTGGTCAATGGTAGAAACAGAAAGAAATTTAGGATGCAATCAACCTAACAGCATAATAGAATATAGAGGTGGACTATTTTTTGCTGGAAAAGATAATTTATATTACATAACTCCTAATTTTGAATTTTTAACTATTTCAGACTCTTGGAGAACAGAATATCAAACTAATATATCTTCTATAACAGAAATAGATAATACTCAAATTAATATTGACATTAACAACGAAAGACTTATTGTAAAATGTGGAACTCAAAAAAATGTTCTATATATTATGGATTTAAAGGCATTTAACAATCAAAAATTATTATGGTATAAAAATACATTGGCTCCTTCTGGTGGAGACGAAGGAGAGATACATTCAGTTGCAGTAAAAAATGATAACACTTTTTATCTTTTAAATAAAATGTCTGCTCAAAATTCCACAAAAATAAGAGAATTAAACCCAGAAACAGCAAGTGGAAAATCACATCCTACTTTACAAACTGGAGTTATATTTTTTAGAAGTTTGACAGACAATGAAACTGCTTTTATAAGACGAATAAATTTTTATGCAATAGGTGAGTCTGGAACTCAAACTAAAGCATATATTGATGTAAGAATTGATCATTCAGAATCTGAATCTGGTATGGTAGGGGGAGTTGTCGCAGACCCAGTAATTTCTAAAGAAATTGTTTTAGGAACAGCATCGGATGGTGGAGGTGGTGTTAATAGGAGTGCATACCATAGTGTAAGAATAGGAGCAAGGGCAAAAAGTGTTCAAGTTAAAATAACCTTTAAAAACAATACTTTGCCTATTGGGAACACATCTCAAGGAATGCAAATAAAGGATTTAGAAATTGAAATTGACTAGCACTGGAAGAAAACCTAAAGACAAGACAGTAGCAGAGGCAATTAGAAAAATTGAAGAAATGATAAAAGAACTTGATTTAAGAATTAAAAAACTAGGGGGGTAAATGGAAAAAACTTGGAAAGCACTATCTGATAGGTGTCAATTATTTTTTGATGCACCAGATGGATTGTATATAGAACTATTAAAAGAAGCAGAATGTGATCTTGCTAATAAGTGTTCTTTATTTACAACTCGTGAATTTTATTCTGGGACTTCTTACTTTGCATCTATGAGTTCAACTAATAATTCTGTTTTAGGCTTAGGTTTTGCTTTACCTCAAAATTACAAGCAAGTAGTCGCTGTATATTGTGATGGGTCTCCCTTAGTAAGAAAAACTATTATAGGTGAAGATTATTTTAGAGTAAATGAATCTCAAGGAAGAACTGGTCAAACAGATGAATTATCTTCAGAGCAAGGCTTTGGTATTTTAACAAGAGTGGGTACACCTTCGTATTATGATATAGTAGATAATAGAATTTATTTTAATCAAATAAGTGGTACGAGTAAAATAGATTTTATTTATAAGTCGAACCTTCCAAATGTAGATTTGATTGCAAAATCAGTAAATGGGTATGTTAAATATTCTGGCTCAGACCCTAGAAACTTATATTTAGGAACAACATTAACTACAGAATTAAATGGGTTAAGTGTTAATTATGTTCACGGAGATGGCGATATTTTTAAGTTTGACAATTTACAATACCAAGGACATATGGGTAGTAAGTCTTATCCCACGGATTTAACTTTAATAAACACTGGAGTTACTGTAGACCATCTATCTATAGGTTCTAATAGCAGTAGTCCTTATTTAAATCATTTTCAAGCAACAGCAGACACAGACGACACAGTAAATGCTGTACTAGAAACAAGCCCAATAGAGTTTAAGATTCAAAACTATAGAACTGTAGGGCCAGTTATATCTCCAGATTATCATTTAGATTTATGTGACTATGCTGTTTATATGGCGAGTGCAAAAACAAATCCAATATTGTCGGACAAACATAAAATGAATTTTGATAAAAATTTAAATGGAATTTTAAAAGATGACATAGATAAAGATTTATCGTTTACAATTAAGGAGGAAATATAATGGGATGGGGATGGTTAGCATCGGCTGGAATATCAGCACTAGGAGGAGTTTTAGGAAGTAGAAGAAACAATAGAAGAATGAGAAATGCTTACAATCTTGCAAAACAAGAGACTCAAGCAGAAAAAGAGTATAGGTTAAAACTAGAAAAAGAGTCTAAATTTGGAGACCCAGAAATTGAGAAAAAAAGAAATCAACTATACAGACCTATCTTTTCTCAATCAAGAAGAGCAAGGGCAGATGCTACTGGAACAGCAGTAAGGCAAGGGTTAGAAAATTCTATTATTGCAATGGAAATGAAAAGTAAGATAGATGCTCAAACCTATCAAGCGTTAGATGAACAAGCAGACAGAATAACTAGTTATAACGAGCAATATAAAAAAGATGCTGAAAATAAATTAATGCAATACAAATTGCAAAGGGATTCAAGATTAAGAGACCTCGCTGTAGGGTATCAGTCAAACTTACAATCAACAAGTTTTTCTGATCAACTTTTACCAGCAGTTCTTAATATAGCCGGGCAATGGGCAACAAGTACCTTTGGCTCTAATTGGAATTTTGGAGGTGGAACAACAGAGGTAAATAGCAACTTAATTCCAACCAATGATCTTGGTCGTTAAATAAAGGGAATAATTAATGAGTAAAAAAATAGATGGAAATGCTGTATTAAAAACACTTTTAGATTATTATAATAGTGAGGAAATCACTGAAGAACATAAAAGTATTTTAAATGATTTTTATAATAAATACAGAGGTAAAAAAAGAATACCTAACACTGCAATACAAGGAGTCGTAAATTCTCTAAAAACCAAAGAAGAGTCTAAGAGTGATCAAATGAGAGTTCCTATACCTAAAAATGTTTTATCTAAAAATGCCCAACAAATGTTTCCTAACTCTGGAGATACATTGTATTTAAAATATTCTGAATTAAGTAATTTGCAAAATGTGTTAAATAAAAAATGGAATGTTAACACTGGAAAATTTGGATTAAAAAATAAAAGAGACTTAGAAGATTTTAATAAAAAAATGAAAAAATTTGAAGATAAAACTAATTTAGGAACAAAAGATGCTTTATCTATTGCTAAAAAATTATTACCAGAAATAACTGCTTACAAACCAGAATTATCAGACTCGCTAAATAATGTTATAAAATTAGCAGAAGACCCAAGTAAAAACCAAGGGATGTGGAAAAAACTTTGGAGTGGAATTAAAAAAAGTTATAAAGAAAGTCAAAAAATCCAAAATCAAAACATCAAATGAGTAAAGTCAACACTAATATAAAAATGTCAAAACAAGACTTTGACAAACTTTCATTAGAAGATAAACTTAAATTATTACAAGGTTATAATATATTGCCTTCTGACAAATCATATGAAGATTATTATAATGAAGGAAAACCTATTCCTAATACTTTTACAGATAGTGGAAACCCATCTCCTATAGACATAGATACTGTTTATTCTAAAGACAATGCAGATACAGTAAAAGCAAGAAATAAAAAAGTAGATTTATACAATAAGGGGATAGACCCTAATGTGGGTATTAAAGTTCCTCAAACCCTTGATACTTTTGCACACAAATTAAAAGTGGTAAGAGATCAAAACCAGTTTGCAGAGGACGAAAAGAACAAAGAAAGCAAACAAAAACTTCCTTGGTATATGCAAATTTTACCAGACAAGACCACTCCCTCTTCCTTGGGTCGAGGAGTTTCAAAAACAGCAAAACAAATAACATCGGAGATACCTCAAGCAATAGGAGAAATGTATCTAACAGACCCTTATGGATTTTCGATGGGAGATTATAATTTGAAGACTCAAGACCCTAATCACATAGAATACAAAGAAGCATTTGAGTTTATTGAAAATTATAAAAAAACAATAAACCCTTTTATAGGAGGCGAAGAAGCCAATGAACTTTTAAGGCAAAATGGTTTTGAAAATTCATACTGGGGTCCTAATGGACTTTATACAAAGAGGTCTTCTCAAGAACAAATAGAAATAATTCAAAATTCTACATTTTCTCAATACACAGAAACTCTTAATGATTGGTGGAACGAAAATCCTTACATTGGAGTAGATAGTTGGGATGAATCTACGGATAAATGGATCAATAAATTAACAGAGGCTATTCCTCAGTTTGCGACTCAATTAGGTGTTACTATATATGGAGGGCCTCTTGCTGGGATGGGATATTCTAGTTCTTTAATGTTTGCAGACACATATCAGACAGCAAGGCCATATGTTTTAGATGGAGAACTAACAGTAAATGAAGCACATAGACTAGCAACATTAGTTGGACTTGTAAGTTGGGGAACGAACTATGCACCATCTCATCTTTATTCTTCTTTTAAAAACCCAACATTATTAAAAGATGTTCTTTTTAACAAAATGAAACAAAAAGGATTGCATAAAAAAATATCAACCGAAACATTTAAAGGAATGTTTACTGAGGCTATTCAAGAGTCAACAGATGAAGTTACATCACTAACAGCAGAAGGAACTTATAGAAATATTTCAGAAGATGAATGGTGGGAGAGAGTAATAACATCTGGTAGCATAGGAGCAGTTCTTGGTGGTGGTGCATCTTCGACTTTAACACATATTAACAACAACAGAATTAAAAAAGAAGTTATTCCTCAAATAGTTGAAACTCAAAATCTTCTTTTGCCTAGCATTATGTCTACTGATTCTGATGGTAATTTTAAAATAGAAATAAAAGAAGATGATTTTAAAACTAAAGAAGAGTATGAGGCTACAAAAAAAATTGTAGAAAGCAAAAAATTTAAAAATAAAATAGACCCTTTTAAAATAGCAGAAAAAAATAGAGCAGAAGAGGTTAAGTCTGGTAAGGAAGTTCCTTTAAATATGATGATTTTTAATGAACTAAATTCAGAAAACCCTAACACAGACGATGTTAATATTGAATTTAATACAGAAAAAATTTCATCTTTAATGACAGAACAAGAATTGCTTGACAAAAATTATGATCCAGAGTCTTTTAAGGCTAGCGAATTAAAAATAGGAGAAGAAGGTTATGAAGAAGGAAAAAGGAAATTCAAAGTATGGGTCCTCGGCTCGAACATATATAATAGTTCCGGAGGGAGCATCGTACTCACTCAAGGAGCAAACCAAGATGTATTTGTCGAGGAAATTGTCGAAGTCCTCTATAAAAAACTTGCAACAACAAATCCAAGGCTTAAACGAAGAATAGACAATTGGATAAAAAGAGTAACTAAAGTTTTAGATGACAACAATGTAGGTGGCCCAAGAGGAGTAGAACTTTTTTCTAAATGGTATACTTTTATTCATTTAGGGTATGCAAACAGTGAAACATCTTTAAAAGACATCGTTTCTTTACCAAAAGGAATTTTAAAAGATTTCGATGCTATTATGGGAGAACAGAGAGATGGAACGAATGTGTCGTTATTATTTAAAGGTGGCTATCCTACAGCAGAAACTCAATTAGAGGATTCTCAAGACCAAACTGAAGAAACTCCAGAAGAATCTTTTAGAATAGAGCCTCAACCAGATGATGCTCCGATACAAGAAAAGCCTATTAAATCCTATAGGCTTGAACCAACTGGGAAGAAAATTTTATATCATACTACATTAACAAAGAATGTTGATAGTATTTTAGAAAATGGTTTAAAACCACTACAAACTACTTTATGGAAAACTCCAGATGGAGAGAGACACGGAAATGGAGAAATATATGTTTTTGAAAGTTTAGAAGATGCAAAGGCTTGGAAAACGAAAATGGAGTTTGATTTAGAAGAAGATGCTACTATTTTAGAAATTAATAACAAAAATGATCTTTGGGAGTCTGATATTGATGTGGACACTGGGATACCTAAAAATATATTAGGTCCAAATAGTGGTCAGTGGTTCAGAAGATTTGACTCAGTTCCATCAGATGATATAAAAATTCACAAAGATTCAGAAGAATCATTTAGACTTACACCACAACAAGAAGAGTTCTTTAAAGACTCTAAAGTAAGAGATGAGAATGGTGAGTTGTTAAAAGTATATCACGGAACTTATTCAGAAGATTTTGAAGCATTTGACCCGTCTGTAAAAAAACTTAAAGGAAGTGATTCAAACATAAGTGGACTTGGTGCTTATTTTACAGAGTTAACACAACAAGCAAACAACTATACTGTAAATTTAAATCCAAAAGATAGAGGAGATGGTCCTATAAAAATGTTCTATCCACCAATTCAACCAGAGAATGTTGTTTATAAAGAAGACTTTAAAGTAGGAAACCCAAGAATAATCCCAGCATATTTAAATATAAAAAATCCATTTGTAATAAATGAAAGAAATATTGATATTGTTTTTGGAGAGGGTCTTAAAGGTGAAGGTTGGGAAGAGTATTTAGCATATGAAGACCCTAAAGAATTAACTGATTTTTTAATTTCTAAAGGTTTTGATGGAATAAAGGATGGAGCTGTTTGGGTTGCCTTTAAACCAGAACAAATTAAATCTCAATTTAATCCAAAGCCTACAAGTGATCCAAGAATGTCATTTAGATTATCACCTAATAAAGAATATAAAGGTGATGAGGTAAGAGATAAAATATATTCAGTGCTACCAGACAAAGATACTGAAGCAAATCTAAGAAAAAAAGTTAATAGAGACCCTAAGGTAGGCTCTCCTAAAAACAAATCTAAAACTTTAACAAATGAAAAATATAGAATAACTGTAGGAAATAAAACTATAGACCAGTGGATAAAAGATGTAGAAAACAATATGACTCCAGAGCAAATAATGGAAGCAAGAGTCTGGTATGATAATTACATAGACGATGTAAAGCCTCTAACTGATGGGTCTCCAGAGAATGCTATGAAATTTGTATTAGGTTCTTTAGTGACTCAAGTTAATGAATCGCCAGAAGGAGCAATTAATAACTTATTATTAGCTTACGAAGAAGAGTCAAGTGGATTAAAGGGAGGTAAAAAAGCTGGTTTAAACGATGATGCAGTAAGGCAACTTTTTAAAAAAGATGGAAAGATAAAAGGTGGTATTGGTCAAAAATTATTTGATTTTATAGACTCTGCTATAGGAAATAACACAAGATATATAATGGGTAATGATCTTAAAGGAGGTTCACCATACACTGCTGATATTCATACATCAAGAGGAAGGGGTTTCGTAGATTCAGCTTTTTATAATGCACTTGAAAGAGCCTTTGGTAAAAACAAACTAAAATCTTTATCTATTGACTTTGGAGGAAACCCTACTGAAACTCAATATGAAAACACTTCTGCTTTTGGTAATGAATTAACAGATAGGTTAAATGATATTAATTGGATGGGTCAACAATGGACTACTCAACAAGTACAAGCAGTAGACTGGGTAAATGTCATAAATTTTTTAGGTGATTATGGTATAGATGCTGGGGGAACAATGGGAGATGCAATACTTAGCAATACACAAAAAATTACATCTGCATTAGTTTTTGGAGAAGGAACTCCGTATTCTAAAAAGTTTCCACAAATATATGATATGATTTTTGATGATCAATTAGAAATAACTAAAAAAATTAATACAGCTATTATAAAAACAGCATCTGAAATAAGTGGAGTAAAATCTAATATTGATTTTCATAAACAAGGTTTTTGGAAAAACTATTCTGCTGAACCAACTACAACTATTACTACTATAGCATCTAAAGATGGTATTCAGTCGTTTATGGATGTTTTGGGTTACCTTGCACAACAAACTTCAATTGTAGGCAGTAAGAATAATCCTACTGGTAAAAATACTATACTATATTTTTATGATGTAGATGGTAATTTTAAAAATTTAAAGAAACAAGATGAGTTTTATAAAAAATTAAGAGAAGTAGCACCAGATATAATATCTGGAGCATCTTCTGATTATGTAATGATTGATGGTAAAAAAATACCAGCTTTAAGTGTAATAACTAACTTTAAAGCACCTTCAAAAATAACAAGGGTAAAAGAAAAAGCAGATTACATTTTGAAAGAAACGGAAGATTTTATAAATTTACACAAAGAATCGCTACAAGATTTTGATGGAAACATAGATATAAAAATCGCATTAGGCGATATGCTTGAAAGTAATAATAATTGGGAGAAAAAAAATAATGGGCAAGATTACATTGAAAGGCTGGTTCAAAGATACGGACGAGGTATACAAACGAGGCTGGAAAATAGTTCAAGGAAAATTGAATCCCTTATCGAAAAAGAAATCAGCAAAAAGAACGAAAGTTACAGACTCGAACCAGTAGACCCAGACGAATTAACTCCAGAAGCAGTTGCAGAGTTAGAAAAGCAAGACAAAATTCAGTCAACTTACAACGAGCCTCCAATCTTCAAAAAGAAAAAAGAAGATTCTAAGATGCTTAGGAAGACTCTTGATTTTGTAGACTACACAATAAGACCAATATCAAGTTATTTAAAATCAATTCATCCCGTATTAAAAAGAAAATTAAGAGATTTTGAATTTACAATTCTACAAAAAACTAAAGAAAGAAGATTAATAGTAGACAATTTTTTTAGTAGTCCTAAATATAAAAACCTTTCAGAACTTGATCAACATCATCTTGACTTAGCATTTAAAAATTCCGATATAAAGAAAATTAAAAAAATACTTTCTAAGGCTAAGTTAAAGAAAGAATACAATTCTTTAGTTAAGATGCTAGAAGAAGTAAGGCAAGAGGCTATTGAGTCTGGATATGAGGTTGGCTATTTAGAAAACTATATGCCTAGAAAAGTAAAAAGCAGAGACAAAATGTTAAGCGAAGTTTTTAAAATAGACCCTCGCTTTGAAACTTTAATAGAACAAGCAAAAAGAAAAGAGATAAAGAAAAAAGGCAGAGAACTTATACCGGGAGAAGAGGAACATATAATTGATATGGTTTTAAGAGGCCATAATACTTTAGATGGAGGAAAGCCAAAAAACATTAAAAAAAGAAAAATAGCAGTAGTAGATAACACTTTAAATCAATACTATGCTCCAACATCTGAGGCTTTAATGGATTATGTAGAAAGTATGACAAACGGAATCGAAAAAAGAATTTTTCTTGGCCAAGCAGAAAACGAAGATGGAATAAGTAAATATGTTAGAGAAATTTCTGGAGAGTTTGGTTTAACAGTTGATCAAGAAACTCTTCTTAAAGACATATTGAATGCAAGGTTTGGCTCTCAAGTAGGAAATCCACTTGTTCCTAATCTTAAAAATGCAACTTATATTTTAACTATGGGAAATCAAGCATCTGCAATTACACAATTTGGAGATTTGGTATGGCCTTATTTTCAAACTGGTATTTTTCCAACATTAAAATCTTTAATTTCTAAAAAACAAATAACAGTTGACGATTTAGGTATCAATAAAATAGGTCAAGAATTTAATGATGCAAGTGCTTTTGGTAAGGCAGTAGAAAAAATATTTAAAGTAGTAGGAATTGAAAAAGTGGACAAACTTGGTAAAGAGACTTTAATAAATTCTGTTTTTCAAAAATATGTAAAAGAGGCTAAATCTGGGAAACTATCTAAAAATTTAAAAGAAGATATTGAGAATTATTTTGATACTAAAGATAAAAAGAAAATTGACAAATTGCTTAAAGATTTATCTAATGGGAAAATAACTGAAGATGTTAAAGTTTTAGTTTTTAATAAGTTGTTAGACCATCAGCCAGTTACTCAGTCAGAAATGCCTATAAGATATTTAAAATCGCCAGATGGAAGGCTGTTTTATCAACTTAAAACTTTTACATTAAGACAATTAGATGTAACTAGAAATCTAATTATAGACAGAATAAAAAATGCAAAAGGATTAAAAGGCAAAATAAGTGGAATGAGGGATTTGGCTAGGCTTTATTTAATGTGGGTTCTCGCTGGAGCAACTAAAGACATACTTAAAGATTTATTGCTAGGAAGACCTATTGACCCAGAAGATTATGTTTGGGAGAACACTTTGCAGTTTATGGGTGCAAGTCGCTACCACATATATAGAGCAAAAAGATATGGAGCCTTTGATATGTTTTCTAGGTTTGTTATGCCTCCTTCAGCAAGTGTTCTTTTAGATGTAGGGGGAGATATTAGTGACATTTTAACAGATAAACAATTAACAAAAAGACAAGAAGGTATGACTGATTCTGAAATAGAAGAACTAAGAGGCGAAGAGGTGAAAGCCGAAAGATGGAATATGATTGCAAGAATCCCAGTTTTTGGTAAGGTTGCTTTTTGGAGGAGTGAACAAGGGCAGAAAAAAGTAACCTCTTTAAAACTTTTAGAGTTTAAAAATACTTTAAATAAAAGAGAATTAACATCTAAAGAAAGGCAAGAATATGAAGAATGGCTAGACAAGGCTTATTCTTTAGATATGATAACTTGGAAATCATATAACAATAGGGTAGATCAAATGTATGAATAAAGAAATAAAAGATATTATAGAAGAAGTTTTAGGAAAACTTGAAAAGGCAACTGGAATTAGAAAAACAAAAGAAGCAGTAAGTTTGATCTATGAAACTGGTAATACAGAGACTGGATATAGACATTTAGTTCAAATGGGTGGTGGTCCAGCAGTGTCGTTTTTCCAGTTAGAACCAGCGACTATTTATGATATATTTAATAACTATGTTGAGTATAGACAACCACTTGTAGAAGTTCTTATTGAATTTGGGTTAGACCCTATGAACTTAGAATTTTGTGTTAAAACAAACATAGCCATTGCTATTTGTATGTGTAGATTTCATTACAGAAGAGTTCCTTCTCCAATACCAAAAACTAAAAAAGAAAGAGCAGAATACTGGAAAAAGCATTATAACTCTGAACTTGGTAAGGGAACGGTAGAACATTATTTAAAATCAAATAAAAAATGAAAACATTTGCTAGTTTAAAAGATGTTAAAAAAAGATTAAGTATATGTAAAGAGTGTGAGTTTTTGTTTAAACCAACTAAAACTTGCAAGAAGTGTGGGTGCTTTATGAAGATAAAAGCAAGGATGTCAAATGTTTCTTGCCCAATAGGAAAATGGGATGAAGTAGAATCAGTTCCTTTGAAAGATATTATAAATCAATTGGAGGAAAAAAAATAAAATAAAATAGGAGAAAAATGGAAGCACAAATAGAGCATCTGATAGGTCAATATGGATGGATAATTATCTCGGCTTTTATTTTTTTAATAGGGCGAAGCACTATAGAGTCTACTATTGAAGCAGTTAAGGTTTTTATGGGAGACGATTTAAACACTGATGATGTCATTATTATAAATATAAATGGCGAATCAAGACCAGCAAGAGTAGTAAGAGTAGGTGTGTGGAAAACAATTTTATTTGTATATGAGGTTGGTTGTGCTGATGGAAAACCTTATATTAAAGGTGGAAACAAGGTAGCATTACAGAACGATACTTTAAAAGATTTTGTAATAGAAAAACCTCTCCCAATGCTAGACTTAAAAAAATGGGATGAGTGTGATGATTGAACTTGGTTTTTTTTTATTAGGATTTGGAATAGTTTTTTTTGGAGGGTTATATCTTTTAGGATATGATATTAACGATTTTTATGAGGAGTGAAGAATGAAAGAATTTATAGAGAAATTAAGCGAACAGCCAGAGATTGGAATAGTATCAAGTGTAGGCTCTGGAACATTATATTGGACTGGTATTTTAAATCCTATCCTTTCTTTTCTTACTTTGCTCGTTGGCTTAATTATTGGAATAATAACTTTGGCTATTAAAATCACTGAATGGAGAAGACTATGATACAAGGAATAATTGTGAAAAAGGTTCTAGACCTAGTATTAAAAGCAATATTTAAAAAATATAACTTAGATAAAATGAAGTCTTATGTTGATGATGAAAATGAGTTAGACCTAATAACAAAAGCACACGGAAAAGCCCTAGACAAGTATGGAAAATACATTGAAGGGATAGAAAAAGATTTGGCTATTGTTAAAGCAAATTCTCACGAACCAATTTTCAGCAAAAAAGATCATAAAGATATATTAAAAAGACTTAAAAAGTTGGAAAGGAAAAAATGATAGAACTAATTACATCAAATTGGGAATACTTTTTGTTAGCATTATATGTGTTAGAAAAAGGTATAAAATTAAGCCCATCAAAAAAAGACGATTTAATTTGGGATATGGTTTTAAAGCCTATTGTTGACAAAATAAAAAAATAAAAAGGCCAACAATACCCTTTAAAGGCTAGATTAGGATGTCGGGTATACCTAAGTATACCCAGCATCCGTTGTTTTATCTTATTTTATTTCTTTGTCTTTTCGCAAAAACCATTTTTTAAACTCTTTCCAATTAGTTAATTTAAATTTCCAAAGAGACTTTTTATCTAAAGTCCAATTTTTGTATTTAATATTAACACTAACTAAAACAAGTTTTTTCTTATTAGGAACTTTAACTTCTAAGTTCCAACCAGCATTTCCATATTCTATTAGGTGCATAATTTGATCTGCATCTAATTCTATTTCAGTATTAGAATTTAAGTATTCGTAATCTGGTATTGTTTTATTATTCATTTTGAAATTCTCCAATTCCGTTTTCGTTAACACTATAATTTACACATAAAGTAATATATAAGTCAAGTCTTTTTTTTTCACGAAGAGAAAATGCAAAAAATTTTTTTTAAATTTTAATTTGTTTAAAAGTTTTATAAGCATTATATTTAAAGTATTACTTTAATATATTAAATAGGAGATTCGTTATGAGTAAAGAACATACTATAGAGTCAATAAGAAAAACATTAACTAATGTCAAAATCCCTAAAGATAAAATCAAAACAAAAAAGGGTGCATTTGGTGATTACATTGAATGGACTTATGCTCTAGGGGAACTTTTAAAACATTATCCAGAGGCAAGATGGGAATTTGTTGAATATGAACAAGCCGATGGAACAATGTTAGATGTCCAATATTACAAAGATGGTAGTTGTAGTGTAGAATGTAATGTTTGGATAGGCGATGTTAAAAGGCATATGTGGTTACCAGTAACCGACCATTCTAATAATCCAGTTGGTGATTGCTTTAGCATTAATACAGCAAAAATGAGATGCCTTACTAAGTGTATAGCAATTTGTTTTGGTATGGGTGCCGAGGTTTATAAGATGGATATGCTAGATGAAATTAACGAAGGGGTGTCTGAGGTTTCTTCAAACGAATCTCCAATTCCTAAAAAGTCCTCAACTAAAGGCACCTCTTCTTCTTTTGTTGAAGAACCAGATGCAATTATGCAACTTGGAGACAAGGTTATTAAAGTTGGATACAATAAAGGAGAAATGTATTCAAGTTACAGCGAGATTGATAAAGTTAGAAAAGACATTTCTTACTGGAGTTCTAATGCAAAAAATGATGTTCAAAAAGATCATTTAAAAAACTTAAAAGCAGTTGAAAAAGATTTGCTAAATAAGAGTATGAAATCTTTTAAGGCTGGTGTTTAATGTATCCTAGAGTATATCCCAGAACACATTATGGTAGGTTTTACGAGATTGCAGAGGGTGTTATAGTTCCCTCTGCAACTACTCTCTGTAGATATGGAAACCCTATGGCCCATTCAACATTGTTGTATGTTATTAAACAATCAGAAGGTTCTGTTGATACCTATTATAATAAAAAAACAAAAGCATTAATAGATGGTAATGATGTTCACCAAGGCATAGAAGACTATGAAAGCGATATTGTTGTAGATTTTAAAGATAAGTCTGATGAGGCTAAAAAGGGTATGATTAGTTATGTAACTTGGAGAGATAAATATAAACCCGAAGTAATAGCATTAGAGGAAATGCTTTGCTGTCCAAAAATGACTAAAGGTAGACTTATTTATCCTTTTGCTGGAAGGTGCGATATGGTTGCTAAAATAGATGGTGAGGTTTGGATGCTTGATGCAAAGACATCTATTAATTACAAAGACCCAAATTATATGTATCAACTTTCTATGTATAAAATGCTATGGGACGAAACTCACGACATAAAAATTGATAGATTAGGTGTTATAAGATGTAATAAAACATTTTCTGGTGAAAGACCTTCACCAAGAACAGAATTGTTGTATGAAGTGTATTTTAATCCAGATGCTGTCGGACATTTGGTGTTTCAGTTTAATACATTTTATGAACAATATGACAAAGAAGGCAAACCAAAGCGAAAGCCTAGTTTGGAGACACTATTTCAAAAGGACTGTCAAGTCTGATGAGAAAGTGTCGTGAATGTAATAAGGATGTTCCCACCAGTGAACTTTGTAAGGGGTCTACTGGTGGGAAGGTCAACTTATGTAAGGGTTGCAGAAGAAAGCAAAGTCAAAAATGGAATAAAAAAAGAGCAAAAGCATTAAAGGATTGGAGATCATTTTATGGTTAAATTTACTACACACAAAAAAGAAAACTTTACTATGATAGATAATAAACTTATTTATGATAGTAATTTAACAGCAAAATCTAAAGCAGTATTAATTTACTTGCTTTCAAAACCAAACCAGTGGAACACAAGCATACAAGATATATCTAAAAATTTTAAAGATGGATATGATTCAATAAAATCTTCTTTAGTAGAGTTAGAGGCGAATTTTTATTTAGATAGAAAAAAAACAAGAGAACCTTCTGGAACTTTTATAACTGAATACAATGTGTTTGAAGACAAAACACACAATCCTAAAAACTTAAACTATTTAAGAGATGCTATCCAGAGTGGAAATTCCACTCCCATCCAGAGTGGAAAAACCACTAGTGGAAAATCCACTAATAATAATAAGATAGTAAATAGTAAGATTAAAAAACTATATAAAAAAGAATTTGATTTATGGTATTCTTTGTATAATAAAAAGACAACTAAAAAACAAGCATATTCTTATTGGACTAAAAACATTAGGTCTATGATCCTTATTGATAATATTATGAGGCATACTAAAATTTATGTTCAGAATACTGAAAAGAAATATAGATTAGACCCTCTTAGATATTTGAGAAATGAAAAGTGGGAAGACGAGATAATTCAAAAAGAGGTTTCTAAAGAGGAAAGAGAAATAGAGTTAAGAGATGAGGCTGAAAAAAAACTTCATCTTAAGTATGAAAAACAACAAGAATATTTAAAGAAGGCAGAAGAAGATGCTTGTTCAGATGAAGAAAGGAGAAGGGTATTAGGTGTTAGAAGAAGATAATTTAGGTGGTGTTGAATTAATTGATGCAGTAGAATTGGACAAACTTTTAGTAGACAGAAATTATTACAAAGATAAATTCAATCAATATAAGGTTTTAAACCAAAGGTTAGCAAAAGAGGTTGCAAAATTGACAAAATTAATTTATGCAAATAAAAAAAATAAATAAAGATACTGGTGTTTGTTTGTGCTGTGGAGATGTGTCAATAAGGGTGGTTCAATGGTACGAGTGGTATAGCATTTTTGATGGAAGGCTTTTGTTAGAAAAAATTTGTAAAAAATGTGCTAAAAGAGAATTAGGTTCTAAAAACAAAAAGGCTTGGGAAAAATATTTATGAAACAAAATGAAAAAGATATTTTAGATTCTATAAATAAAGAGTTTAATATTGAACTTAAATGGAATGACTACGAGTATAATAGATTTGATGCTGAAAATGAAAACTACATTGTAGAGATTAAAGATAGAAAAAAATATTATGATAACACAATGATAGAGTTTGATAAGTATAGTTTTAATATTAAGTATTCAGAACTTGCTAAAAAAGATTTTATATATGTAGTAAGAACTGGTGGTTTGATATATATATTTAATTTAAGCAAGAAAGATGTTACATTTGGCTGGGAATGGAAACTAATAGAGGCTACTACCAATTTTGAAAATAGAAAAAAAATTAAAAAACTAGTTGGATATATAAAACTAGAAGATTATACCAGAAAAATTGAGGCTTGTGAACATATAGGTTGTTTTAATGATACACATTAAAGACATATATAAAATAATAGATTTGCTTGAAGAGGCAGAAGAAGAAATAGGTAGAATTTATGGAGATAGAGTTAAAAACTCCATACCTATCTATAGTAAACTAAAGAAAGCGATAAAGGAGATAAAATGCAAATAATAGGAATGAGAAATGTAGATTGGAATAACAAAGTAAAAGCAGTTCTTACTATTAAAACATCAGAAGGTTTTGAAATGAAAAACTTTAAATTAGTAGAAGGCGACAATGGGTTTTTTGTAGGTTCGCCATCTGTTAAAGGAAAAGATGATCAATATCACGACACTATTTGGATACCAAAAGAATTAAGAGATGAAATAAATAAGTTAGCAAGTGAAACTTATGATTCTAGTATGGAGCCAAATAAAAACTACCCTCAATTTTCTAACAAAGAAGTTGTTAAAGATTTAGAGGTTCCATTTTAATGGATGTAGAAAACAAAATATTAATAAAAGAAAACCTATCTTTAACTAATAGGATAGATGCTTTGGAAAAAAGGTTGGAAAAAATAAACAAAAAGTTTGAACTTGCTTTCCAGACAATAAGAGGTGTAGGACACTTAGTTCCCAATTTATTTAAAAAGTTTGAAGATGAACTATTAAAAATGGATGAAGATGAACAAGGATAAAGCAATATATCTTTCTGAAAAAGAAAAAAAAAGAAAAAAAGCAAAGTCTGGAAGGCCAGTTGGTGGAGAATATGTTGACCCAGTAAACCAGCCTCATTCAACTATTCGTAGAAGTTTTCACGATATACCTAAAGACAAATGGGAGAAAGCATTTGGGAAGAAAGGCAAGTCGAAAGACGCTGATAAAAAAACTTGATACTTTGGTATCTAAATACATTAGAGAAAGAGATCAATTTTGTGTTCAATGTGGAAAGACAGAGTCTCTTACTAATGGACATATTTTTTCCAGAAGGCATTACTCAACTAGATGGGATATTAGCGATGATGGGAATTGTCATTGTCAGTGTTGGGGTTGCAACTACAAACACTCATACGATAATTACGAATATTATAAGTGGTATGAAAAAAAGTTTGGGATTGAAAAGTTTGAAGAACTTAGAGGCAAGTATAGGCAATCTAAGAAATACACAAATGTTGATTTAGAAGAACTATATGAAAAAATAAAGGAGAAATATGAGCAACTCTAAAAAGTGTGTTAAATGTGGAGACACTGAAGACCTTTGGTACGAGCCAATGATGTTGTTAGGTATATCGGACCCAAGTGAATATATTTTATGTGGGCATTGTTTAAGCGAAGAATATGAAGGCGATGATGAAATCTAAGCATATAGATTTTAAAAGACTGAACGATACAATGGACACTGCTTTAAGGGATGCAGAAATTAGGGCATTCTGGGAAGGATTAAGTTATTCTGAACTTTCTTATGACACTAAAGTAGAAAAGGTTAAAAAGAGATACCATTTGTCTTACGAGAGTGTTACCAGAGTAATATATAACAAATGAGTCATTCCTTAGGAAATGCTGGTGAACATTTGGTTTGCTTTGAAAGTTTTTATTATGGCTATCAAGCAGTGATGGTAGAGTACTTGACTCAATACGATGTGCTTTTGTTTGATAAAGGAACACCATTTAAGATACAAGTAAAAACATCATCAAGAACCAGAACAGAAGGTAAATCATTTAAGTATTGTATAAAAACCTATAATATGCATAAAGAGAAAATAAAAGGTGGGTATAAAGAAAGAAATGTAGACATCTTTGCTTGTGTTCATCCAGAACTAAGAAAGATAGCCTACATTCCTTATGACCAAGTCAGAACCAACTGGGAGATAACAATTACTCCAGATGATTATGACAATTTAACTTTAAAGAGTGCCTTGTTCTTTCTTCAAAACGAACTTTAGTTTTTCAATTTGAATCAAGTATTCTAAGCACCTCATTGCTACACCAGACATAGTTCTTGTACCATTTTCGATTCCAGAAATAATATCTTGCCTAGTGTACCCTAAAACATCGGCCATTTGTTGTTGATTAAGTCCTAACTCAACTCTTACTTTTTTAAGCACGACAGTTCCCATATATTTTGATCTCGACATTTCCATTGCTTGGTCAATATCTTTATCAGAATATCCCTCAGTTCCATCATACATTTCATCTTGCTTTCTTGCAAACTCACCCATATTACTCATAGGCTCTCCTTTCATTACTTTTTTTAATTTATTGTTAATGTTTTTATCGTTTAAAATATCGTTTAAAATATTCATTTTTTCTCCAATCCCTTATTTTGTATTATTGTTAAAGTATCTAAACTGATTTTAATATATCTACCATCAGCAACTGCTACTGCATACCTATGGCCAATCCAACAGCCTTTTAATTCATCGACTATAATACCATAAGTAGTTAATACTGCACGAACTATTTCAGTTGGTTTCATTACGAAATTCTCCTTATTGAATTAATATTAAATGAATATAAACTATCTAATGATATATATTCATAGTTCCAATCTGTTGATTTGTTTTTTACTTTAACAATCCAGTTATAAGTATCAAACCAACACTCATCATTTTCTCTCCCATACCACTGACCTTCAACCTCTACAACCTTACCATAGAATTTAAAGATTATAAATAGGTCAGATTTAAAGTTATTTTGCTCTGCCCTATAGTAATTATACCTCGCAGTTTTTAATGCCTCATATTTACCATAATTGTTATAAAACATAGCCTCTATAACCTCTTTTACTATTCCAGTATTAGTATCTGGAATCACATCTATTTGTTTACTTGTTATCATTTTGAATCTCCTTAATTGAATTAATGTCACTAAAGTAAAATCTATACATTTCGCCATCAATAGCAAGAACTAATCTACCTTCATTTTCAATGGTAAGACTTTCCTCATACTCAACTAGATAGCCAATTGCATTAGGGAATTGCTTTGTATCACCAGATATATGACTTACCTCTATTTTAGGCATATCTTCTATAATACAAAGTTCACCATCATCATCAATTGCTTTTGTTATATTCTGTAGTTTATTTATTATACTCATTATTTTATCTCCTTATAATCATATAATTTGCATTTTATTAAATGTATCAGATTCTTTTTTTCTGCTAAAACATTTAATTTAATTATGTATTCATCTTTTGACATTTTTTGGTCTTTCAAATTCCATATATCACTATTATTTTTTATGTCCAAAGCCTTAATCAAGTCAAAAGTTTTTTCTTCAAAACTCTTTATTTTATATGATTTAGGCTTATCGTTCTGAACTACACTATCTTTCCAACTATCACCATTAGCAATACACTTATCATTAGGACCACCAGTAAGAGCATATATTTTACCTTCCTCTGGTTTATCTGTTGCTTTATCAAGTTTAAATAATATAGATTTAAGGTCATTAAGATTATCAGAATGTCCATATTCATCTCTTGATTTTATTTCAAGGGAATGTATCTCATTATTTAAGAACTCTCTGAACTTATCTACCCAAGATGAATCAATATGTAGTTTATTTTTTTTATTTATATACATTTCAGAACCTATTTTAATTTCATTATTACAAAAAGCCACCCAATCTGTTTTTTGATTTTTTATTAAGTCTATTTCTGAATTTGTTAAAGTTATTGTTTTCATTTGAATCTCCATTTTTATTGTTTCCAGACCCATAGGGTTTCTGGGTGACCCTAAATAGGACCACCCTCATCAGTGGATTTATGACCAAATATCATCTCTTACTTGATACTCATTTTTACTCACAGCC